GGTCAACGAATAATGTAGCGCCATCTACTGATTTAACTTCTAAAGTAGCCGCGCCATGCTGTGTCTGCGCTTGAATAGAAATGTCAGCAGGAGTAGAGCCAATGACTACAAACTCTGCACCAGCAGTAAATACTTGCAAGCCACGATCAGGATTAATATCAATAATTTCTGTAAGCTGTCTTGACGATATTGTTGTAAATATACCCTCGTCAGCATCGCCCTCTTCAGTATAGAAATCAAAAAACGAACTAGACCTAGAAGCAAACAAACTTTGCAGTTTAGATTTTGTACCACCAAACCATAACCGCCCTTCATGGAACGCGGCAGTCTTAGGAAATCCTCTAGTCGTAGACCATACATCTTCTTTACGAGGTGATCCTTGTTGATTTAAAACAAAAGCTACTGTATTTGCAGTGCCACCACTATCTGAGGTTGCAAACCCTGACCACAACTCAAAAGATTTTGTAGATTCGCCAGAAACAGTAATTGTAAATACAGAGTTTCCACCTGTAACAGCAACGCCTGTATCACCAAAAATAGGCATTTCTTGCAAGTTACGTTGTATGTTAGCCGCAGACGATGAAGCTCCACCAGTTAAAGTAATGTTTTTACTTAACACACCCTCAACATCTATTTGAAATCTATCGCCTACAGAAAAATGACCTAATGTAAGTGTTGTTATATAGTCTGTAGGTGTAGGGCTTTGTGAATCATCATAGTCATATTGAGGAACATTAAGAAACGGAATGTCATCAATAACAAACACATTACCACTTGTGTTTATAATTCTTTTAGACGCATGATCTTCATGGAACATTAACATGACGTTTTCAGTCTGCACATCGCGTACTGTAGCTACCTCAGAAGACCTAAAAGGCAACGGTAAATAAGCTACAGGCGTAAAGTTAGACGTTTGGTCTGTTACTCTGTAGATAGACATATTTCCGTAAGAAGGTGTAGTCTCAGCACCTCCAGTTACAACGCATAGATAGTGCCTGTTTGTCTCAATACTAAAATCAAAGGTCTTAACATCTGAGGCAGTAGCTGTTGGGTACAAGATATTAAATTCACTTAATTGTATTTTAAGTGTGCCTAAGTCGCCAGTGTCTCCGGTGCGAACAATCCTAAAATATTTGTAATCAAATGTATCAGTTACCCTAATGCGAATTGATTGCTCTATTTCAGTAACAGTCATAGTCTGACGAGTAGACCAAGATACGTTATCTAAAGATGCCTGTATTTTAAATGCGCCAGAACCAGTGCCACTTAACTTAATGTTTTTTACATCAATAAATTTACCAAGATTGCTTTCGCCAGAAATATTATATAACGCAACTACATAATCTGCATTAGCTCCAGTACCCAACACGCCAATGTTAGTTGTTGTTAGTCCTACAGTAGCAGGGTTAAAGTCATTAATATTAGCTATTGCAGTTTCTTCTGCCGAAGTTGGGGTAACTCTGGGCATAGTGGCGGTTATTTCAGAACTAACAAAAGGCTTAATAATATTTTCTGCTGTGTCTACATGCTGAGTGCCTGCTCTACGCTTTAAACCGCCTTGTGGTACGATTAAAACGTTCTCGGCTGTCTCCATACCCTGATAGTATTGATCTAGGTCTACACGACCTTTAAGCAGGGGCGATAGCTCTCCACTTACAAACGAGCTTTGCATGAACTTAGACTTTGGCATAACTAGCGCCTTACGTTAATAAAGGGACGATCAGTTATAGGGACTACAGGATATTGTTGCGAATCTGTAAATCTTGCCATGCGAGAGGCATTAAGATACTGTCTAGCGTTAGCATCCATAGAAGCCGCGCTGTCACGAATAGAAGGTGCAAAGTCCATAGCAAGTGCGTACTCAATCATCTTAGAAAAGTAAACAGGCCATGTAGATTCTGGAGCGTTATAAATGTAATCAACGTATATTGCATCACTTGCATTGCAATACAGCTTGTCACCGTATAGTCCGTAGGGGACTTGAGGATTAACTTTAATGAGGAATAATAGATCAGCAGGAAGTTGGTAAATGGATTGCCATTCAGTGCCTACTGGTGTTTCAACTGTTAGGTCTAACTGTGCTTTTTTCCTAGCAAATCCCCAGCGAAACTTGGTTATCTCATTCTGTACAATGTTGTCATACAGATTGTTAGCTACAGTTTGTGCGCGAGAATTGCCCTCTAAAGAAGTGATAGGCAAATCGCCAATTAAAATTAATGCATTAGAGATTAATTGGATTTTACTAGCCATAACGCTACCTTAGAATTAAGAAAGAAAGGGGGGCGAACCCCCCAGACGTTTTACTTTACTACTTACTTTACGCTGTGACTACTATACCGCCAGCCGCAGTAATGCTTGTAGCTGTAAGTGTCTTAATGTAAGTTAAGTGGACTACTGGTGCAGTTGGAGTACTGGTATCTTTACAAATAATTAAATCACCAATCTCTAATTCACTGATAGCCGCAAGAAAATAATCTGCGTTATCAACTACTGCCTTAGCGTCAGCAGAAGTATACTGCCAAGTGCTACCGCCATTTCCTGAACCGCCAATGCGGCATAAACCTGATCTTGCAAAAGCCATGATGATTCTCCTTATACGTTGTCTTTGTACAAAACTTTAACCAGACCACCGTTGTCACGAACAACAGAACCTGCTTTAAGCATGCCGTTACATAGATATGAAGTTCGCTCAGGAACATAATCTACAGAAGTCTTCATGTCAATACCGATAGCAAGGCCAACAGCATCGCGCTGGAAGAACCAAGAATCAACAGTATTAGCGGCTGAGATATTCAATCCACCTTCTGTACGATTACCCAGAATGATAAACTGAAATCCAGCTAGACTGTTAATGTCACCAGAAACAAGAGCTTTAATTGTCTGATAGTCAGAAGATGTAGCCAGCTCGTCATTCAAAAGGCCACGAAGACCATCAGCATTTACAACAGCATAAAGGTTTTGGTTCTGTACATTTTGTCCACGCAAAGCTACTTGTGCGGCAATAACTTTAGCCATAGTAAGGCCAGTAGTTCCAGCGGCAATATCAGTAGCATCTGGATTAGACGCGTCCATTGCATCAATAACAAGCTGATCACAACGACGACCAATAGCGGCCGCGATAGTGCTTGCAAGCTCTTGCTTCTCGTCGAAGTTTACGTCTGCTTGGTCAAAGATATCGGTGTACTCTGGAGCATTCCAGTTTTGTAGAGAAGCAGTTTTAAATTCGTGCGCTACGTTCATAGGAGTAACCAAATCAGAAGTAGACTTCTGGTTAGCTAGGCCTTTGCCCATACGACGGAATTTGTAAGTGTCACCAACTACGTTGTTACGGATAGTAACAGCAGGCTTTAATAGCCCAACGCCTTGATAGGCATGTTTTACCATTGAGTCAAATTCTGTGACTGCAACAGATGAGAGAGTCTTACTCATAAGAAGTTCCTCGAAAAAGAGTAATTAAAAAAAGTTTTTCAAGGTTTAAGCTGAGTACCCAGTAAATTGGTCAGCATTCAACCTAAATTTACTGGGCCTTTGGGAAAAGGGTATCCAGTGTACGGATTATACACCTTTTACCCTATAGAAATCAAATGACTACTGGTTGCCGCCCCATGCTTCCCACATTCTCTTAATTTTAGCATCATGCTCTGGGTTTACACTTCGTAGTAGATTACCGTTTTCATCCTTTCTAAACATTTCTGCTCCAATGGCTTCTTTAGATAAACCTTCAGGATTATGACCACCCTCACTTGGTAACTTAGCAGGTGCAGTAGCTCTAACAAGTAACTCGACAAGTTCAATAGTATCGGCATTAGTAACCAATCCTCTAGCTTGCTCGTAAGTATCTGAGTCAAGATTGTTCTTCATAAAACTTTCAACAGTCTTAATACGCTCTTGAGCATTGTCGCCTAGCTTACTTAACTCAACTTCTTGATTGTACTCTTCTGCTACTTCACCTTGTGTGGACAGTAGTTCCCACGCTTCTTGGAAAGCATCACCGTTCATATTAGTCTTAGTAGCAAAGGCTTCTAACTCTTGGTATAGAGCATCGTCTGTTTCAACACCTTCAGGGATTGCGTAACCATCTTTTGGTGCGCCTTTAAATCCACCAAACCTTTTGGATAATTCAGCATATCCTTTAGCTTGTTCGGCAACAGATTTATATTTTTCAGTGTTTAACCACTCTGGTGCTTCACCTGTACCTTTAATGCCATCAGAAAGAAAGTATTCTCCAGCTTCTAAAGTTGGCTGTGCTTGATCTAGCAGGGTATCGCTTTTTGGTACTTCTTGTTTTTCTTGTGCGGCCTGTTCATCTAACATAATGTAGTCCTATAATATTTCAGCTTGTTTCATTTGGTTAATTAAAAACTTAATTACTCCAGCCTCCCCATTATGGTACGCGGCCTCATAATCAATGTTTGCTGATCCAAAAGAAGTATCATTATCGTAGACAAATCTTCTAGTCAGGTCAGACAAGATACGCTGACCGTCATCAGTTGTAAAGACCCTGTGGTAAGATTTAGCCAAGTCAGCCGCATTTTGCTTGCGTATTCCAGCTTGTTTCTTAGCCACATCAGGGTCAGCAGATTGGTTAATTTCTGACCAACTCATTGAGCTTGCACCGGAGCTTGTGAAGGTTTAATGCCTTGTTGTGCCGCTTCAGCACCAGCCTGAATGATCTGGGCTTTTTCTGTGTCAGAACGGACTAACTCGGCAGGCATACCTGTCTTAGCGGCTACCCATGTACCAAAGTCTTCTAGCTTAAAGCCAATCTTAGCCTGATCTGGGCCAGCATTTTGCAATACAAACTGAACGGCTTGCTGGACGTTGATAATGTCCTCACCGTCTTGTGCTTTTGCCAAAGGTGATAAGAATTTAATCTCAATGTCACGACCATCTAACTGGATAGGCTGTAATAATCCACGACGAGTCAGGATATAAACAACACGCTTGAGGATAGGCACAAGAACTTCTGTCTGTAGTCGTCCAAAGGCAGAACCAATACGCTTGGCTAGCTCTCTTGAGTCAATAGCGATCTCAGTAGCAGAGCGAACAGGGCCAGTAGGATCACGCAGATCGTTAAACAAGGCACGTTTGATAGAATTCTGTAGCTCATTCATCTCAAATTGCGCTAATGAAAGATTAGTGCCAGTGTCTAAACGCTGTATAGACGGATTAGACGAGTTATTAGAACCAACTGGAATAACAACTCCGGGGCTTATAACTATATTGTAGGGATTAGTTACACCATCATCGGTTGCAGTGTACATACCAGACAAGTCGATAGCGGCTTTCTGTAGGACAAACTCTTTAACTTTGTTTAGTGATCGAACATCAGGCAATGCTTGGACAGCAGGGCCACGACCACGAATCTCACCAGCTACTTTAGAGTAACGACCAGTTACCCAAGGGCTAGATTTACCAAAGTCTTGAGTCCAGCTAATTCTATCTTCGCTAGTTACCCATACACAACCGTAGTAAGTCTTAGACTTAGGCATGTATACAACACCTTCACTGACTTCTACATCAGCGTCAGGTTGATTCTCTATCTTACTCTTAATGCTTTCAGAGGGCTTAAAGCCTTTCCACATTCGCTTTAGGTTACGAGCTTTGACCGTGAATCTACGCCAATGAGTTTCAATAGAACCATGTGGCCCTTCCTCAAACGCAATGCCTTTCTGCGGAATAGCATTAAAGATAATTGGCATATCATTGCTATCATCTTCATCAATTCTTAATGTACCTGTGCCAATCAATAAATCTAAGGCGTGCTCAAAGAATTGTGTGCCAAAGTTAGATCGGTTAATGTAATCAAAAACAATGGTTGCTTGCTGTTCTAGGTTAGCTCTAATCTCTTCTTCTGATACATCGTAATCACCAGAGTCTAGCATGTTAAGAACACTTACAGACGGTGCAAAGGTAGCCCAGTTACCCCAGATAGGAGCAATGTTCTCTTGTAGTTTGCTTGCGCCTTGTTGGATAGCTTCGATAGCAGTGGAGTCAAATATCCTGTCCATCTTTTTCTGACCAGTAGCAAAGTCATCAAATAGATTTCTGTTAGGAAGGAAATACTCATAGCAGTCATCAAGAAGATCATGCCATAAAGCCATCTTCTGAAATGCTTGCTGTTCTCTTGTTTTTAAATCTTGTAGCGAGCCTAGTTCTTTTGGCAGTTTCATGTTGTAGCCTATTTTGTTTTAAAGGTAGATGGTGCAGGGCTATTAGGAGAAGACGTTCCACTGTAACCGCCACCGCCACTAGCTGAACCTCTACGGCTACCTCCTGCTCCTCCGTAACTGCCACCAACCATGCTTCCTCTACTCATACCAACAGATGCCTTACCAGCTTTAGCAAGTAGTGAACTAGAGCCTCTTTTACCTCTAGCCCCGGCCTTTAATCTCTTTTCCATCTCTTCGGTTTCTTCATCAATCATACGAGACTGACGAGCTACACCAGCTAACTCTTGTGCTGTTGGTTCGGGGGCTTTAGGTCGCTTCATAAATCCCATTATTGTTTCCTCAGATGTTTTAATAGTTGGTATGGAGTTAAGATAAAAGGATTGTTAATACCTAGTATTTGTTTAGTATGGCCTACACAAGTATTCAGCATAAACAATGACCGTTTACATTCTTTAGGAATATAACTTTTTATCGCATATATGTCGTCGATTATACTCTTTTCGTCTTTAACCGTAAACAAATCAAACCCTTTTGCACTTTTTCCGTACACAATGTAGTCATTTGGTGTAGGTTTTATCAAATAACAGTGTCTAATTCCCTTTTTTAAGAAAAAAGACCACCACCTGTTTTCATCATCCTCAAAGACAACATAGACTTTAGTAGGTGTTTTAGAAGACATTAACTTTTATCTTTGCAGTGTGAGTCTTATCAAACCCACCAGCGCGAGCTAATGCAGAACGACCTTCTCCTTCTCCCTGTAAAGCATATTCTAGGGCTTCTACTGGGTGAGAGTATTCATTCTTATCTGGTTCATCAGTGTATCTTTCGCCTGTAGTCTGTACACGACGATAACAGAAGCCACCCTGTAGACCTTTGCGGATCATAGAGGCTTTAGGCAGGACAATAAATCTAGGCTTACCGTCCATACACATTTCTTTCATAGGGACTTCTAAGGCGGCCCTACGTTTCATAGGATCGTTAGACACTGTAGGTTGACAGGGAATACCAGCGGCTCTCATAATCTGAAATGGAGTCTCAGAGTTAGATTGGTTCTTGTTGTTACCAGAGGGATCGCCCCAACCTTTAAAATGGTGGTTAGGGTACATCTCTTCAATGTATCTTTTTAAACTAGGCGCAAAGTCAACAGCACCAGAGTCAGTTAATACTACTTCGTCAAAGCATACCCATCGACCAATCGAGGTACGTTGTAGGAAGGCACACGCAGGGGTTCGTCCAAAGTCAAAGCCAAGCACAATAGGAGTGTCAGTAGCAGGTTTAAATTCCAAGTGTTGACAGTGGACAGAATCAGTATACATGGGATGGACAGGTTTACCGTTAGATACAAATCCGTATTCATTCGCTAGATTAACCTTAATCCAATCATCAGTCTTTCCTTGTAAGCCCCTACGATAATAACCTTCAGGTAGATTAAAAAGATTCTCAGCTTTTTCGTTTACTATCCAGTTCTCACCGTCTTTAATCACACCACCAGCTTGACGATAGAAAGCCCAATCTTCAGGACGCTCTATCTCTGCTAGTTTAAAATACCAATGGTCTTCATCAGGAGCATTACTATCGCCTATTATTCCATGATGTGTAGGACGCGCACCTTCCTTGTTAGACGGATAGCGACCATGACGTAGATCAAGCATATCAAGGACAGCTTTAGAATGTTCTTTAGTTTCGTTTAACCATACCCATGTAGTCTGGATACCACGCGCTTTTTTAACGTGTTCAGGGCGGTCAAAGGCAATGAATACAATGTCACACTCTACTCGCGTACCATCTTCTAGTTTAAAGCGGATAAAGTGCGTAGGAGGCTCTTTGTTACCTTGTTTGAAATCACCTAACTCTCCATGTATCTCTAGCCAGTCTTTAATTGTAGTAGAGAACAGTTCGGAATAAGTATTACGTGCGGCAATAATACGAGATAAGCGTACACCATAGTTCTTATGTTGTTTATCCTTAACAGGTTCTTGTTCACACATCAGGTCAAATAATTTTAGAATACACTGAACAGTCTTACCAGAACCTAACGGCCCCATGATGAAAGAATTTCTTTCTCTACAATCGTTAAAATCCTGAAGAACTTGGCCTTGGGCCATTAAGTTGTATTCAATCTGCATTTAATTACCTGACTTAATTACCTGATTTTATATAACTCTTACCGGAGGAAGATGGCGAATACGACCAATCAATAGCATCGTAATTAGACTTGTATACTGTTCTACTCTCTACTGTAGACTTTCTAGCATGACTACCCTTACCACCATTAGACTCAGGAAAATGTCTATTACGAGTCTCTTTGTCTAACTTATGAATCAAATTTTTACCATTTGCCACAAATACAATCCTCTTCTAAGCAGGAACACTCTACAGACATCTTCTCGTTAACAAGATATAAGACTTCATTCATCGAATAAGAATCCTTATCAATTAAAGCTAAACAAAAGGCTTCTATTAATTCGTAATCGGAATCACTTACTACTTCATCTGTATTTAAACTAATCATTCCCCATCTTCTCCTAACCAATCTCTCATTACAAGTGTTTTTGCCAATTCTAAGTAAAACACCTCCTGTTCACTTGTAAGCGTACTTCCTATCTCTACCCCTACATCGGCCACAGAAATAAGAATAAAGTCCTTAGACGAGCTTATATGAGCTTCTAGGGCATCTCTAATGGCTTGCTTAGGGTCAGGTAACTGTAAAATCATTTAATTTTTTTTCGTGAGGGACATATATACATACATAACACGCGCCTTCGGAGGGGGGTACCTACTTACACACACATTACACACAGGTTACGCACAGGAGTAGCTACTCAGCTACATCATTAGCCGATCCGTCATATTTCTTACGTTGAATACTGACTGTCAGCCCTGAGTCACCTGTAGTGATCTCTGTGGCCTTGAGCTTAGGTGTAACAAACTCTGCGATCTTACCCCATGCGTGTATGCTTTCCTTCTGGTTCGTGACGCTAGGCTCCTCTAATGCTAACTGGTCTAGTGTTGCGGCCTGCTCTGCCATCTTCATCACCGGATCGAAGTCTTTGCCGTACATTGACTGCAGTCTATTCAGTAAAAAGGCCTTGTTCTTACCTAATGCTCCCTTGGGTCTAGCCATATTATGTAATCCTCTAGTTTTTTAATTACTACCCCATTGATTCAATTGATCATTTTTTAACCAACATGCTCATTATTTGACCAATTATACATCATTTACCCCCTTTATATGCCATTTAGTTCTATTAATCTAAGTTTTAATGAGTATTCAGTATTGACATAACGTTAATTAGGCCTTATTGTAGCTACTCATTCATACACATATAGGTACATACATGACTTCATTAACTAACAATCAATCTTCGGCTCTTGCTGTGTTCCATAGCGCAATAGAAACCAACTCTGACTTTGAATGGGGTGACTACTTTTATATGGACGACCTACTGGATATGCTTACCGATAACGGTTGGGAGCGTAAAGCCGCAGAGGGAACAGTCGGCAGTCTACTGGATTCAACGGGCGCAGACGTTCAGGCTTTCGATGAAGTAGAGAACCCAGACAAAAATGATAGCCTTGAGATGCTTTATGTTGTACACCACGACCACAACTGGGGTGAATAGTAGCTTTATCGAGCCACTTTTCGAGGTGGCTTTATTAAACCAACTATAACCAATAGAGAGAGTATAAAAATGATAGCTAATAAATGTTATATAAGCCCCAAACTCGAAGAGCAATTCGGTTATTCAGTTTACAGAGTAGATAATGATGTAAATGGGAATCCACGTTATGTTATAAAGCATGGAGCTTTTGGAGAGACTTACAGCGAAGCAAAAAAGGTCGCCAATAGCTTAGGCTTTAAAGTTTACCGCGCAAGGTGGTTCGGTGGTGGTTTTGTCGGTTCTTCTTATAATCTTGAGAATACTATCGAGCAAATAATCGACGTTCGCAGTGAGGTGACAGCATGAAAATCGACACATTAGAAAAACTAGAGATATTAATGTTTGGCCTAAATGCTGGGCGAGGTTTGGAAATTCAAATAGAATCTGGAGCAGAAGGCGCTTTGTTCTTAGGTGACTTTGACGGTTTAGGTTTCCGTATCGATAGTGGCGGCAAAATAAAAGAGTGGATAAACACAGGTCAAGAACGCG